GAGCCAGCTCTCCGACAGCACGGCGAGCTGGTTGACCAACCAGTGGGTCGGGTACTCGGTCACCGTGGCGACCGGAGCGCTGAGCCAGACGCTGATCTGCAATGGCAACACCGACAGCGTGCTCACCTTGAACGGTAACTGGAGCGTGACGGTAACACCCAACGTCACGACGTACTCGATCACCTACGTCCGCTTCGACCCTCGTCGCCCGGCTGACCAGGAGACGCAGGCGTACGGCGTCGACCTGCTCGCCGTGTTCGGCCCCGACGGCCGCTGCGACGCGGCGCTCGGCCCGACGGGCGACCTCGCGACCGTGCGCGGCCTCGACAACCTCTTCCAGGCGATCACGATCCGGTCGCGCACGCCGCTCGGCGCGCACCCGTTTCACAGGCAGTTCGGCACGCCGGCCCCGATCGGCCGACCATTCACCGCAGACGTCGCGGCGCTCTACTCGTTCTTCATCCGCCGGTCGTGGTTGTCTGACCCGCGGATCGAGAGGGTCCGCAACGTCCAGGTCAACGACGTCGGCGACACGCTGACGCTGAGCGCCGAGCTCCAGCCGGTCGGCACGCGCTCGGCGCGGTCGTTCAGCGTCCAGGTCGGAGGAGGGTGACGTGCCGACTGCCCTGAGGTACCTGACCTACCCGGAGGTCCTGGCGAACATGGTCGCTCACGCCCAGGCTCCGGCCGCCGCGGGTGGGGTCCAGTCAGTCATCGACCTCACCCCAGGATCCTTCTTCTTGACGTTGCTCGAGTGCGCTGCCCTGTCCGATGCGGACACGTACGTTCAGATGAGCAGGATCCCGAACCTGTTCTCGCTCGATTCATGTCGCGGGGACGACCTCGACCAGCGCGCGATCGAGATGGGTTCTGACACCCTGACCGTGCTGCGTCGCCGCCCGGCCAACACGAGCGTCACGGCGATCGTGGTCGGCAACGGCACGTTCCTCCAGACCACCGCGGTGTTCGCCGACGTGGCTTCCGGGGTGACGTCGTTCTCGGTGGTTGACGCGTCGGCGTTCCCCGCTTCTGGCGCGCTCACCATCAACGCGGGCGCGCCGAACGAGGAGGACCTGGTCTACACGAGGTCGGGTAACGTCGTCACGGTGGTGCTGTCCGGGACGACGGCGACGTCCCTGCAGCGGAGCCACGCGGCCGGCGAGGTGGTGGCGAGCGTGTCGATCCGGTCGACCCTCGCGGCGCCGGTCAACGCCGGCGCCGCGTCCGCTACCCTGCTCGCCGGCACCGGCGCGGCGTGGGCGGCCTCCGGGACGGTCATCTTCGACAGGTCGTCCGGGACGCAGGAGAAGATCGCGTTCACGCGCGCCGCCGACGTCTTGACGCTCGGGACGACGACCACGTTCGCGCACGTGTCCGGCGCGGTTGTGGTCCAGAGCACCGACGGGGTTGACCACGCGATCCCGAGCGGCTCTCAGCCGTTCGCCCCGCCCACCGCGTCCAGCGCGCAGGTCAACTTCACGGTGAGGCAGGCGGGCACGCTGTTCGACGGTGACTTCGTCAGCGGGCTCATCCCGGTCGAGAGCGTGCTGGCGGGCACGTCGACGCGGGTCGGTTCCGGTCAGATCTCACAGTGGACGAGCCAGCCGTTCACCGGGGCCACCGTCACGAACCCGACCGCGGCCACCCGCGGCGCAGACCGTGAGAAGGACGACCCGTACCGCCAGCGTCTCAAGAACTTCATCCAGAGCCTGTCTCGAGGAACACCGCTGGCCATCTTGTCGTTCGTCAACGGGCTGACCGACCCGGACACCGGAGCCTCTGTGTCCTTCGTGCAGATGGTCGAGCCTGTGAGTGCGGGGCCGTCCCTGCTGTACATCACGAACGACACCTCAGGGTTCTCGCTCGGGCAGCTCCCGTTCCTCGGTCGCGACGTGGTCATCTCCGACGCCTCAGCCGGTGACCGGAGGGGTCGACTCAGCACGTACGGGCCGCCGTACAACTACTCGGTCGCGTCGCCGGTCGCGCCGCGCCTGTTCTCCAGCGCGGGGACGGTGCGTGGGCAGTCGACGTCCGTCGGGGTCAACTTCCTGGAAGACACCGCGCAGGCCATGACGACGAACGCGTTCGCCGGCATGTGGCTCAAGACCGTCGACAACGTGTTCCGACAAGTAGCGTCCAACACGGCCGTCAGGTTCGTCCTCACCAGCGGCGACGTGCCCAGCTCGAGCAGCTACTCCATATACAACTTCGCGGGTAGTCCACTCGTTCCAGGCACTGATTTCATGTTCAACCAGAGCACCGGAGACCTCGAGCTCACCGCCACCCTCGCGGCGCACGACGGCCTGGTGGCCGCGTCGGACGGAGCCTCACCGTCTCAGGGCGCTTACCTCTACGCGAGCGGGCTCGCGGCGTTCGTGCAGCGCTCGGTCAACGGGGACCCCGCCGACTTCAACGACTTCCCTGGGTACAGGTCGGCCGGCACGCAGGTGCTGGTCACGGTGCCGAACACCGTCGCGCAGTCGTACGTGATCTCGGTTGTCCCCGCATCTGGGTTCACCGTGGCGCAGCTGGTGGCTCCCGTGCAGGTCGCGACGCAGACCACGGTCAACTCGAGTGGGATCGGCGCGACGCAGCAGCTCTCCGACCTGATCGTAGCCATCAAGGCCATCCCCGGGGTCGGGGACTTGACGATCATCACGCCGCCGACGAACGTGTCTGTGCCCAGCGGCACCCTCATCCGGATCACGGCCGACAACGTGGCGGTGCTCGGGTGAGCATCCCGGTCATCACGATCGTCACCTCGCTCCCTCCGTCGAGCGCGGCCACGCCAGTCGTCATCACGGTGGTCGGGACGGCGTCGGTGGCGCTCCGGCGCTCTTGGATCAGCGCGGCGTTCCCGGGGATCATCGGGGATGAGGTCATCCACAACAGTGACCGTTTTGGTGCATTCTACACGAACGGCACCAATACCCGCGTCAGCATCACGAACGGTTATCAGTACACGATCCTGAGAGATGGAGGGTGGCCGGTCGGCGCCTTCCCGCTGGCGTCGTCGTTCGCCATCAGCGCGGTAGACACTCTCGGCAACGGGACGTAGATGAAGGAACAGTGCGATGAACACCCCACCACCAAGTGACAGAAACATCATCAGGACAGCCCTGGTGGTCATCGCGATCTGCGGCGGCGGGCCGCTCCTGGCGTCGAACTTCGTCGACAACAACACACCGCTGCCCGCCGCCAAGATCGACCGCTTTCCTCCGACCAACCCGACCCAGCAGTGGTCTGCGCTCGACGCGAACACGGTCTTCGGCGCGCTGAACGACCTCCGAACCGTCGCGCAGCGTGTCCCAATCAACGCCCAGGCGTTCGGTGCTACCGGAGCTGGGGTCGTCGACGACTGCCCGGCGATCAACGCGGCGCTCGCCGTGGCCGGGAGCACAGTCAACGGCGTGTTCGGCGGGTTCGTCGCGCTCCCGAAGGGCACCTACCTCTGCAACACGCAGATCGTCATCCCGAACGGTACCGGGCTGCGTGGAGACGGCCCAGCCGACACGCTGATCAAGGCCAAGTCGACGTTCAGCGGCACCTCGCTGGTCAAGAACCTGAGCCAAGACGGCACCCAGCAGTACGCGTTCCTGGATGGGCTGTCGATCTCGGGCAGTGGTGGGGTGGAGAGCGAGGCGGTCGTGTCGTGGGGCTCCCTGCTGGTCAACAGCTACATCCGAGACGTGGTCATCTCCGGTGGCAGCAACGTCGGGCTGCGGATCTTCGCCGACGGCACACCTGGAGGCACCGGGCCAGTCCTGGTCGAGAACACGTGGGTGCTCAACAACCTCGGTCACAACGTGCTCGTCGAGGACGCCACGACGAACAGCGGCGCGATCGCCGGGGTCACCTTCGTCAACCTGACGAGCTCGAACCAGGGCAGCTCGTCTTCCGCGGTCCACCTGAAGGGTCGAGGCCGCCTGGGGCAGACCAACTTCACCAACACGCACATCGAGATGACCAACGGCCACACGAACATGACCGGGGTCACCATCGACGGGGCGTCGCACCTGCTCTTCGACGGGATCCAGCTGCAGGCCGGGGGCGGATCGACCTTCGTCGCCGGCGTCAACGTCTTGAACAACGCGTTCACCGTGGACGTTCAGCTCCGCGCGGTCACCAACATCAACAGTATCAACCCGGTGGTGCTGGACGCGAAGAACAGCGTAACGATCGGAGCTGTCAGCGTGCCGTGGTACGTGACGCCTGACGCGACGATACAGGGCGGTGCTCGGTTCCTGCCCAGTTCTGGCGGCGTCAGCGCGGTGTTCCAGAGCTCCGCTGGCGTCGACCGGGCGTGGTTCGACACCAACGGTCGGATCACGGGGTCGAGCCTCAACGGGGCCGGCGTCGACGCCCTCGGCGACGCGACGAACAACCGACCGCTCACCTTCCAGCCGAACGTGTCGAGTGGGTTCACCACGGTGTACGGCTACTACTTCCCGGTCGGTGGCGCCGGCGTGCTGCGCGAGCGCCAGATCACCGGGGGCATCGACGTC